TATCAAACCATCCTTAATGTTAACATCATAACGTTTATTTTCAAGTTTTGCATAATCTAATGAGTTTAATTCTTTACCATTAACAACTGGATTACCATTAAAACAAATCAACCAGCTTCTGTCATCACCATCAAAGGACTCGGTAATTAACTTACCATCCCAATCTTGATTACGTTCGAGTGAATTAAATCCAAAAATTAAAAAAGGTTCAAGTGCTTCACAGATAATATCATGATCTAGATATTTTTTCATATCATGAAAATTATAACCATTACCCTCACCTATGATGTAATCTGAATCAAAAATTTTAGCCAACCTACCTTTCCCTCTGACAAATATCTCATACATCGTATAATTATCATCTTTCCTTTCAATATAAAGTTCACCCACATCTCCAGACGCACAACAAACTTTGAATTCTTCACACATTTTAAAATATCTACGTATTGTCATAAATCAATTCTCCTCATTTTAAGTTTCCCATATGGTCTAGGTGGATATTCTATACAAACAACTTTGCCTACAATTTCATCGATTGACATATTTTCATTTAATTCAATAGGATTATTTTCTGGTAAAGTTGGTAAATGCTCTTCATATGACTGAATGCATCTAGAACCATAGCTACCTAAACTTTTACAAAAATTAATTACATTACTATTATCTAATTTTTCACAACTATAATTTCGTTTTTTGAAACTATCGATAGATTGTTGAGATTTTAAATTACAAAATCTCGCTGTGATCGAGTTTTTTTCTTTATTAAATTTGTCAATTTTAATTAGAATCTTCATCCTGTATGTACCCCCATGATGTTGCTAGGTATTTAGTTCCACCCAGTGGTGGATTACCTCTGTGTGTATGAGTAAATGCAGCTGGAAACATCAAAACATCACCTGCCACTGCTTTCTCTCTTCTCTGTTGATATAAAAATTCTGTCTCTCCTCCATCAAAATCATCATTCAAATAAACTTGAACAACAAATTGTCTAGCAGATGATTCAAGAGTACCATCTTCATAATGCCAATTATGAAATCCTCCACCAGATGGTATTATTTTTAATTTTATATCGTGTAATAAAAATTTTCGTAAATTTAAAACACTGAAGGTTTGTAAATATTCATCAACACAAGGTTTTAATTTTGGAAAAATCTCGGTCGCTAGTCTACTTGATGAGCAATAATCATATTCGTGAGTGATATTAAGTACTTTGTTATCGACTTTGTTTAAATATTTTTTATCATAAAACATCAAATGATTTTTTTCAAAAAAATCAATACCTTTAATTATCTTTTTACAATCCTCCTTTGTAAAGGCTCCTGTATATCTTCTTATCAAATCAGTTTCAAAAGGCATTTCAAAAAATATTCTTGTTATATTATAGCATAAATTTTTTTATAATACACCTATAGCATTGGTTGCACCATTGCTTGATGATATTGACTCTTGTAATTCAAATTGTATATTACTATTTGACTTACGAATTGCTGCACCATTTCCTCCACGCTGTCCACCTGCTCCACCAGATTCTTCACCACCTTCACCTTCTTCTCCATCTTCTGCGTTAACATTTTCTTGATCTCCTCCATTGCCACCTTTACCACCTCTGGCCTCTTCTTCGCCTGTAACAGATTCAGCACCGCCAGCTCCTCCTGCATTTGCACTTCCTTCTTCACCCCTAGGCCCGTTAGGACTACCTCCTTCATCACCTTGGCCTCCTCCACCACCTGTACCTTTTTTTCCTCCTTCTCCAGCAGGGAGTCCAGCACCACCGCCACCGCCAGCTCCAGATGCAGTTTTTTCGGATTTATGGTCGTGGTCATTACCACCACCTCCTCCACCGCCACCACCGTAGCCGCATCTTATAATTCCACCTGATGCAATTGAAATAACAGTTTCGTTAGCAGCAGTTCCATATTGTATACCCAATCCTGATGATCCAGTCGTACCATTTCCACCTTTACCGGAACCAGAAGATCCATTACCACCATCTCCACCAGCACCTTGAATTCTACCCTCTCCACCAACATCAACTCTTAATTCGGTGCCACTTTCCCACCCTGATCCTGTTCTTAAAGCACAACGTTTTACCGGATCATCACCTCCAGTATTAGATCCAATTGATTTATTTACATGAATATGAACTCTTGTGTTAGATGAATTTTGTGGTCTTGTTTTATGATTTCCAACACAAACAACTGCTTCACTAGATCCAATTTCACCATCGTCATCATATCTTTCATAAGCATCTAAACGACTTCCACCTGCACCTGATGAATAAAAATTTACTACCTGTTGTAATTTTGTACCACGAAAGTTTGAAAATGAAATCGAACTAGAACCAGCAGAGACAGATGTTGGAATACTACCACCACTTTCTAAAGAATCTAAAGATCTAAAAGATAATTCTCCTAAGTTATGAGGATAATTTGAAAAACCATTATTCGAAGTATTAGTTGGACTATTACTAACTCTTCGATAATCCCCTATACGAGTTCTGTTAGGATTATTTGAATTATCCCTTGTTGCACCAAACTCATTGATGATATCACTCGCACTTATTGGCCCTGAAGATGGTATTGTCATTTCTTTAATTCCTCTATTTCGGATTTAAGTTCTTTAATCGCTTCAATTAATACAGGTATTAATTTCTCATACCTTACTGCCATCTTGCCATCCTCTCTGGTAGTGGCAAGGCCGGGTAGTCCAAGTGCATCTACCTCTTGTGCAATTACACCAGTATCATCTTGACCTTCATATTTAGAACCCTTAATCCACGTATAAGTATTACCGCTTAGTGATAAAACCTTATCAAGAGCATTTGGTATTGGTGTAACATTTTCTTTGAGTGTTAAATCAGAACTGTGGAAGGCAATAATATCTCCTCTTACCTGTAGAAAATTATTAGTATTTTGACCAATAAAAACGTCTCCATTATCTTTAGGGTGTATTAAAATGTGATGATCACTAGATGAGTTAGAATTAGTAACATTTTCTATCTTATTTTCAGTTAATTGCAATCTCTCAACTCTGATTATACCATCGCTGCCTCTTAATTCATTATTTTCGAACGTAAGATTAGCGTTTGTCGTAGTTGTATTTGCTGCACTGTTGAATAATATTCTATTCGCATTACCAACCACGTTTGTTGCTGTTGTTGCTGTATCAGCATTTCCAGTAAGATTACCAGTAACACCACCCTGTGCGTCAATAACACCAAAAACCTCTAATTCTCTGTCATTATTATTACCAGAGGCACCAATTACAATTTTTCCGTTTTGATTAGTTGTATTTAAGATTAAATCTCTTTGGTTTACGTTATTGCTTAGAGTTCTTATTGTACTATCAGTTATTTCAATCCTACCATCAATAGTAGCTGTTACAGCAGTCACTTCAGCACTCACAGTCAGATCATTACCGATGGTAACATCATCAGGAAGAGAAAATGTTACACTATTTGTTCCCATTGTGGTAACTATTTCATTTGCAGTTCCCGATAGAGTTAAAACTTCAGCTGGTGATGCACTTAACTGAATAGTTTCTTGTGATCCATTATCTGCTTCAACCAACAAATCTGTTTGCACTGCATTAATCGCACTTTGAATCGATCTAGCAGAAGCTAGTGTATCATGATTTGAAGATACCGTTGAAAGATCTGTATCAACACTTGAGTAAATATTTGAGTCACCATCAAATTGAAGGCGATCAATTCTAACAGTGGTGGGTATACCGACTACACCAGTTCCATGAGCTTGTAGTGTAAGGTCATTGTTACCACTTACAGTTTCTAAAGTATTACCATTCAAACGAGTTTGATCAACGTTTAACTGATCAGCAGTTACTGAGTTCTGAACATTAAGATTAGCATTTACTTGAACAGTGTTAGAGTCTGCGTCTAATACTAAATCACCACCAGCAAGTCCCCTAATTTCATTTTGTGTGTTAGATGCAATACCTACATTGTTAACAAGAATACCATTCTCAAAGAATACTAGACCAGCTAAGGTTGATACACCAACCACCCTCAAATCTTGGAAGGTTGACCCAAGACTTACATTGAAGTTACCACCAACGTTAAGATTCTTCTCAATACCAACACCACCTTCAAGAACTAACGCACCAGTATCTTTACTGTGTGAATCTGTAGCATCTGTTATTTCAAAGGTATTATTTAATTTCATAATACCATTAACAGTTAGATCCTCATTGATTTTGACTAACTTGTTAAATGTTACTGGGCCGTCAAACTGTGATAATATTGTATTTGACTTACCACCTTCAACAACGAGTCTTTCTTTAATAATAACTTCATCAAATATTACAGATAATCTTGATGGATCTTCACCAGTAACAGTTGCAAGTGGTGCATCAAATGTTCTCTCTTGTCCAGTTGCAGAACTAACTCTCTTATTACCTATAAAGAAGTCACCCCTGTTGTTCATACCAGTGTATACAACAGTACCACATGATCTCTCTTGTGATTGTACTAAGAACTCTTCACGTTCTGATAGTGTTCTGACCTGAACCTGTGGTAAAGCAGTAGAATAGTTACCAGGCCCGAATCCAAGATACTCGAATGTGTGACCTGAAGCACGAATAATTGATGGTCTACGGAACTCGATTGCTTTTGGAACTATCTTTCTTACTGGATCTCCACTTAAATGTGCTTGCTGTGGGGTTCCTAGCACAGATCTGATTACCTTAATTGTATTAGTACCAGTGATTACAGTACTCTTTACTCTCATGATCTCATCACCGGCCTGTAGATAAGATCCTATTGGGAATCTTTCTCTGATCCCTGCATTTGCTCCACTGTTTGGTAAATTTACAACTATTTCGTCTAAGTTACCCGCATTTGAATTTGCCCCTAAGAAGAAGTAATCTCCATCATAGAAACTTAATCCTCTTGAACCAACGTTCTCATTCTCTTTATCAGATAGTGGTGAAGCAGAAGCGACTCCATCAGCAATAATAAACTTAGGAGTTCCAAGATCAACTCTTGTTACAGAGGTAAATTGTGTTGCAGATATTTTCGTTTTGATTAAGTAAGATCCAAGATTTTGATTATTATTATCCGTAACCTTAAATTTTTGACCACTAATGAGTCCATGACCTAGTGTAGTGGTAAATGTTGTGATACCTGTAACTGTATCAAATGTTTCAGAAGAAATTTCGATCGGTGGAGCTACATTTACAGCAAACTGTCCTACAATTGGTCTTGGAGAAGTTGCAGTCAGTGCAACTGATACCTGTGTAGTCGATGGTATTGATTCTATTCGATATAATCCATCAGATGCAGTACCTATACCTGTAACCTGTATTGCATCACCGATGTTTGTTGAAATACCCGAAGAACCATTTGCATTCGTAATTGAAATAGTTGCAGCAGTTGTGCCAGAGCTTCCACCAATAAACTGTCTATCAATTACAAGAGTTTCTGCCACATATCCAGATCCACCTTCAGTGATTGTAACTACACCTACTTGGCCACCAGATATAACAACTGAACATCTTGCACCATCCCATGTTGTACCATCTTGGTTGAAGAGTTTGATTCCATGAAATGTTCCATTTGTCAGATTTGCACCAGCAGCTGATATAGAAGCAGCATGTTTGACAGCACCATATCCATGTGGTCTATCAAAGGTAATTGTTGCAACACCGACATTTCCTGAAGAGAATGAAGTAGAAACACCAGTAATTATTTTACCATATCCAATATCTTTAAGAATCTTGTCGCTGGTCTCCCTTGTAATACTCTTTCTCAAGTCATCAGTGACAACATCTCCAAGTGGAGCTCTTCTTGCAAAAGAAACTGCTGATGGTGGGTTAGAATGATTATTATCTCTATCTAATTGTGGATATAAATCTTCAACATTTTGACTAAACTTGAAGTTTGTGAATTCTTCTGAGACAATATTATCAGCATTTAATACAAATAGATGGTAGATACCATCTTGAGTATCCTTTATGTAAGGACTTATGGTTTCATTTCGATAGATATAGAAATTACTCTTACTGTCATTTCTTTCAAATCTGGGTAGTGTTGTTGTTCTTGCAGAATCAGATGTTGTATCACTGGTAAAGTTACCAATAGAATGAACCACACCGTCTGTATCTTGAGCGTTATATGTGAATGTTTTATCATCAACGATTGACTCAACAATGAATGAACCATTGTATCCTTTGTCAAACACACCAGTAGATGTACCACTTGCATCATCATCCTTACAATTTCTAACAAATATTCTCTCACCCACTTTAAGATCATGAGGTGCAACAGATACCATAGTTACTGTGTCAGATGACTCTGAGCATGTGCTTATGAATCTATAATTTCGTTTGTAGTCAAAGTCATCGTTGTTTATATTTTGCAATACCACTGATACATCAGATCTAATTCCTGTGGAACTTGACTCTTGAATAATAAATCCCTCTTCTGGATTCTTTGCGTTTTTACTCTCTTTTGGTACAACAACTCTAAGTTTAAATATTTTCTCGTCCAGTGATCTTTCATCAGGTGTTCTTTGGATAAATGATACGGGAGTGTTTAATCCAAGTCCTGTACCTGCAGAACCAACATTGACAATTGTTTGATAAATTTCATTATCTCTGTTTGCATGTAGATACCAATTTGAATTAGTGGTGTCAAATTGTAACGGAGATCCAACATCACCAGCTGCCTTATCTGATACACGACTCTCAAATCTTAGTTTTGTACCACCATGAACGACTAAAGGAACTCCTAAATCAGCATTAGTTTTCGATGATGCTAATTGTATTTGATTACTTGGTGATCCTGCTATTACAATTGCAAAATATATTGTATTATCCTCTAAATTTTCTGGTAAATCACCAGAATCACTCAAAATTCTTACTTTTTCACCTGTGATAAATTTGTGTTCCCCAACAACAAAGGTATTATTAGTTGGCCCTGAATTTACTTTAGAATGTTTTATACTCGATGTATTACCAGTGCTTCCAACCGATACGAGTTGATCATTCATACGAATGGTCGCTTCACTTATTCCATATCCAAGACTTCCAGCGTTTGTATTTGTGAAGTCTACAAATACTCTATCACTCGTAGCAGCACCGACTCGATATCCTTGAATAACTGTTGGTGGTGCGTTATCTAATGTATCAAATCCAAACAAATAAAGATGGCTTGAAATACCAGCATTAATAGTCTTAGTGGTATCAAATCTCTGCCAATCAACGTCTGTTTGTGTTGATGTGATTTCTTTTGGTGCAAGTATATGAGATACATATGCTGCATCATCTTTTGCGAATGCGTCTTTTTTAAATGAATCGGAGGCAATCGCAAATTGTCCAAAGTTTGAGTTTGAGTTTGTAATAGAAGCGTCAGCACCTGTGTCTGCAAAGAAATGTTGATTAAATCCAATCGCAAAAACTGAAACGATCTGCATAATCGCATCATTTGATAATTTAATATGAGTTGTTTCAAATCCTCTTCTATAAACAGCGTCAGAATCTAGATGATAAACTTCAGAGGCATCAGTTGCAGATGAAAGTGTTGCTAATTCAGATCCGGTAGATGGGGATGCAGGTGGGGTAATACCTCTATATTGTCTAGTTTCCTTATCATATTTTACAAATGCTCGGTCATCTTTCTGCAGAGATATAGCAGTGAATTGAGCAACAACCATTGAACGGAATCCTGTGGCCTTAGCACCATCAGCATGCATTCCATTCATACCATAAACAGATCTAAGAGATATGTTGAAAATATACGGTGATGCACCTGATACCGTATCAGTTTCAATTGT